ACCGTTTCCACATGTATTTGTTGAAGAATTGTAGTTCAAAGGCGTGATGGCATGCATTGGTCCAATACCATCAAATAATGCATTATGACGATATGATGAAGGTTGACCCCAACCAACGGTAATCTCAAAATCTTTGGTTTCAGAAATATCAACAACAGTCTGATAACCAAGATTGTACTCTGGAGTGATTAGCGTTGGATCATTTGCAGTAACTTCAATTTCAGGATCATACACAATACGTATACGCCCCTTATGAAGGGCACTACAAACAACTTGGAATCGATACTTGATGGAACCTCGCCAATATTGAAAAGGCAAGGCAGCAAAACAAGAAGCCGTCATTGTCAACCGAGGTATGTCAGGAGTAGTTGCAGTGTAAATATCATGATACGCAGGGTCAACAATCGCGTTCCACAAAATTGTGCCTGCTGGGGATGAATTTCCAGACGTCCAAGTGAAAGTTGTAAGATAACTCTCAGTTGACGCAACATTCGCAATTTCCATTTCATCTTTGTTGCTGAGACCAAACGCTCTAGGATCAATAGTTAGTTCCTGTTTTGAATCCAAAGACAACTTATGACAATCCTCTTTACCAGAGGAAGTTGCCATATCATTGGTAGTTTTAGGAACAACAATAGTTCTCTCCAATTCCAATGGTTTAGAAAAACCAAACAAAGAAGCCACAGCTGAAGCAGCAGAAGCTGCCAAAGAAGTGGCTCGAGCATATGGTCCAATAATGGGCGCAGACGACATTTTGTTCATAATTGATGCTACATTAGTCGCACGTGCTGAGAATGCTCTATTTGAGTACTCATCAGATTGTGGTGCAATGCCATCAACATTACAAGTAGTGGGCCCAGACAAAACAACATCTGTTGCCCAAGCCAAAATGGAAATCTGAACATCAGTAGTACCTCCATTTGCATGGCGAAGGGGCGTAACTCCAACTATGTCATAAGTTCCCATTTCATCAAACTCACCAAGAGGTAAGTCCAAAGCATTGTTATGCCACAGAAAAGGTAACTCAAGATCACCACCTTGACTCGTAGTAGGATTAAGCCAAAGGTGTGGTTTTTGAGAGTTATTCATCAAATTTTGCAAAGGTAGTGGATTAATACCACCTGATCTACCAACTTTGTCATAGTTGTGCAAAGGATTGTAATACAATATAGCACGACCATAATGCAATGGGGATCCATTTATCAACACTCGCAAATGTAACTTGGCTCTCAATAATTTGAAATTGGAAATTCTGTTGCTCACTCTCTTGTTTCGAAAATAAAGTGACCATGGATTAACGTTACTAGAAAGAATCCCAGCTCCATTGCCAACTTGCCATTCTGAAAAAGCTATCAAAACAGGGCGAGAAAAGAAATTGTTCAAATCTAAATCATTTTCAATTGTTTCATTGTGAACATCATCGTACTGGGATGCCACAGAAACTGTAGCACCAGGAGAATAGTCATGAAAGGTGACATTTTGAGTTGACAATGAACTACCTGTAGGATGTTCTGATGCCTGTGGTTTAAATTTTGGTTGTGAAGTATATTCATAGCTCAAATATTGAGTATATGGACAACATTCATTCATCAAATGTTTAGCTGGTATCAAATACGTGATAGGAACAGGTAACAATCGTTCTTCTTTTGACTGTGGGAGGACTACGTCCTCTGCTTGTGGATCTAATGAAAAATGAATTTCTTCTTCAGGCTGATCCATTCTCTTCCTATATGATTCAGTCATATCATACAGGGTATAGGCGACGACTACCACTAATAAAACTGATAATCCACTCGCAATGTGTTCAATCGCACCATCCAGTGCTGAAGGAAAATTATAGACATCCTCTATGTCTTGGGCCTCTTTTAGA